CTGGTTGAAAGGAAACCCGATGCCGCAGATCACGGGCGACAGGCCCGGAAGCGGCTACGAGTCGCTGGTGATCGCTCACGCCACGGACGGCGGCAAGGTACAGCAGAAGCGATGGAACGGTGGCGGGCGCGTTGGCGTCTGGCGCGCCGATGTTCCAAAGCGGAGGCGCGGTAGGGTCCACCCATCCGAGAAGCCGTTCGACTTGCTGACCAATCTCCTGTTGGACTTTACAAACCCGAGCGACGTGGTCTTGGATATGTTCGCCGGCTCGGGTTCCCTGGCGCGCGCTGCTCACGAGGTGCTCGCGTTGCGTGGTGACGCGCCCCGAGTGATCTTGGTGGAGGCAGACGAGCAGTGGTGTGCTCAAGCCGCCTCTCGGCGTGGCGCGCCTGTGCCAGTGACCTCGAAAGGCCAAGGGTCGTTGCAGTGGTAGAGTCCAAGCGCAAATGCGTGTGCGATCACGACGAGTCGAAGCACTTCTACCTTGAATCGCCGTTGACGGCGCCACGCGTTCGGTGCTCGTCGCCTTGGTGTCGTTGCAAGCGATTCGTGCCATGGCGTGCCATGGCGTGCCCCATACCGGGCGAGTTCGGCGCGCGGGCGGGTTCGGTGTCGGGTCGCGCCGACGCTGGCCACCCAAGGGCCGTCACGAGCGAGCACGGGCACAAGGTCTTGCTGTCGATCTATCTGATGCCAGACCAGCACGCCGAGCTTCGGCAGCTCTCTGAGGCAACGCGCCGACCGGCGTCAACGTATCTGCGCGACGCCATCGACGAGGTGCTGACGTTGTACGAGCGGGAGTTGAACGACGACGAGTAACAACTGGAAAGGGGCAAGCATGAGGTGGACTAAGAAGGTCGAAACTGGGGTGTCGACATGGCGCAGAGGCGAGTGGCTGATCGCACAAGACGTGAACTCAGGCGAAGGCTGGGACTTCACACTGTGGCGAGTGATGGGCGGCGAGGAGCGGCAAGCGCCGGGAAACTGGCAGACCTTGGGAGCTGCAAAGCAGGCGGCTAAGCGCGAGCCCGAAGTCGTGGACGCCAAGGCGCTTTTGCGCGAACTGAACACGGCAGCGTTGAACAGGCGGATCATCCGGCTCTCTGCTGTGCTCGATGCGCCAGTTGACGAAGGTTTGCTCGTTGGGAGCATCGAGGACCTCGCTTCCGAACTCGGCTGCGATGCGACGCCGCCGGCGCTCAACGCCGCGCTGATGTTCGCGTGCGAGTCCGATGTGCTTCTGGAGAACGACCTCTTGGTATTCGACGCTGGCAAGCCGTGGTCGCGCACAGAAGTGCTGCGCTGGCCCGTTTCCATCTTGGAGGTTTTAGAGCGGCTCGACGCAGACTGCACTTCGAGCCGCGAGGCGGCGAACCCCGAATGATCACGGCCGCGAAAGCGGCGAAGGAGCAAGTATGAGAGACAAGAAGAAGACAGAGGACGAACTCGGCAGGTGCTACGAGAGCGCCGCTTTCGCGTTGCTGAATCTTGATCCTGCCTTAGTCGCGGCAGGAAGTCCGGCTGACTGGGTGCTTGTGCATGGGCGTCCACGTTTGAGTCGCCCGCCATTCGTTCGCTTCGGACACGCGTGGCTCGAAAACGCCGACGTCGTCTTTGCCGCGGAGCAGCGCGTCCTGGTGAGTAAGTCGCTGTACTACGAGATCGGCCAGATCACGGACGAGGACCGATTCACATACACCTTCGAAGAAGCGCGCGCGAACATCTTGAAATCCGGTCACTGGGGACCGTGGGAAGGGCTCGAAGCCGGAGGCGAAGAATGAGCGTCACCTCGGCGGAAACCTACGAACAGATCGAAGCCGAAGGTCTGCTGAGCGCAACGCGTTGGATCGTTTACAAGTGGCTCTACCACCACGGACCAGCGACTGCGCGTGAGGTCTTTGCTGGCACCGGACTGCACACCCATCATTCCGCTCGCTTCAACGAGCTGGAGGCGCTTGGCGTGGCGACCTCGACGCGCACGCGCATCTGCACAGTGACCGGGCGCGAGGCGAAGGAGTGGAAGCTGACAGATGCCTTGCCAGGCAAGCTGGAATTGCAAGCGCGCGCGCGCCGGCCGAACAAGCGCGAGCTTGGCGCGGCACTGGCCGAGCTCAGGCTCCTGTTGAGGTTGAGCCGTGAGGCCGGAAGGCCAGACAACGAAGACCTCGTGAAGACGGCTTGCTGGCTTGTTCAGCTCGCACGCAGCAAGCGGTAAGCGCATTGCACCGCGACGCGTACATCCTTGTTGACTCGCCCCTGTTTGACGTCTATGCTCGAACTCATCGGCGCCTCGTTGGCGCGAAGGAGCAAGGGTCATGGATGAAGGCGCACTCGCGCATCCCAAGTCGGCGTCTATTCGAGACCCCGAGTACCTCGCGTGGTTGCGCACCCGCTCGTGCGTTGCTTGCGGCTGGGATGGCGGGTGCGACCCTTCGCACCACGGCCGCCACGGGATCGGGTTGAAGCCTTCCGATCACAGCGCCATCCCGTTGTGCCGCCGGTGCCACAATCACTGGCACTCCACAGGCAAAGTGTTCGGTCAAGATCATCTCGACAGAGACCAGACGCGGGCTTGGCTCGCAAAGCAAGTGGCTGCGCAGCGCGCGGCGTTCACAGGAGACGTGACATGACGGAGACAGCAGCGGAAGAAAAGAAGGCAAAGGGCATTTCGCGTGCAGCGGCGAACGCGATCGAGGACGCGGAGAAGCGCGGCGACATGCGTGCGGCCAAGGCCATTGTCAAGTCGTTCTTCGCGCTCGAAGCGAAAACGGAGCAGCTAAAGGAAACGCGTGCCGCGTGGAAAGATCGGGTGAACGCCGCCGAAGCAAGTCTCGCTGGCGCCATCAAGTCCGACGAGGCGGGTACGCCAGGGTCTGGACGCAACAAGTTGAACACGATCCTCCTGGCCTTTCAGGACGTGGAGGAAGCGGAGGCGGGGAAGAAGTCCGCGTTGCATCTTCTCATCGAGGAGCGCAACGAGTTGAGTGCGCGCTTGCACAAGCAGCTCGAAGGCGCGAAGCAACTCGGTCTGTTTGATTGAGCATCGGTGGCGGTTGGCGTCATTGATCAATGGATGAACGGCGTGTATGATGCACGACGTTTGACGAACAGCGAACAGCAGCGCAGCATTGGACGCGGCCTGCAAAAGCGAAAAGGGAAACAAGATGGCAATGCTACTAAACGATACGCCGGAAGAGGCGTACACGAAACTCACTCTCTACGGGAAGTCTGGATCGGGCAAGACCACGCTCGGCGTGACCGCGCCTGATCCGTTCATTCTCCTCAGTGAGCGCCAAGGGTTCAAGTCCGTGAAGGACGCAGCGCGTCGTCTTGGGAACCCGCTGCCGCCGACCGTCTGGGTGCAGACGCTCGACGACTTGCGGCACATCCTCTTCGCGTTGCAGTCGGACGCTGAGGCGCCGATCGCCACCGCGCTCAAGCGCACCCTCGGCACTTCGGATGAAGTGGCGAAGATGATCGCGTCACTCCCTTACCAGAAGCCGAAGACGATCGTGCTGGACAGCATGACCGAGATGTTCTTGTTGGTGAGCGACGACATCGATCGCATCTCTGGGAAGAAGGTCGGGCGCGATGGGTTGGAGACGAAGGCGGAGCGTTATTGGGGCGTTCTCCGTGAGCGTTCAGAGAAGCTCATCCGAGCGTTCCGCGATCTGCCCTACCACGTTCTGTTCCTTGCACTGCTCGACGACCGCACCATTGGTGAAGGGGATCAGATGGCGCGCGTAGTCGCGCCCGCCGCGCCGATGAAGGCGCTGCCGATGGCGCTGGCAGCGGCTGTCAACGCGGTCGGGATCGTGGGCGTCGCGCAAGAGCCCAAGAAGGACGCTGAGACGGGTGAGATCATCTACGATCTCAGGCGTTGGGTGCGGTTCGCCGGGCCAGACTGGATGATGACAAAGCCGCTCAGGCCGCTCGCGGACGTGGAGGTGCCCGACGTCACTTCGTGGATTCGTCGGATCGAGGTTGAGGAATGCGATGCGAGCCCGTTGAACCTCAACGGCCTGTCGAGCATGCCGGACGCTTACCACCCGCCCGCTGACGGCGAAGCGGGCGATTGTGTGGGTTCGGATACGCCCGTGCTTGCTGACGCCCACACGGCGCCCGCCATGGCCGCCACGACCACGGACGGCGCCGACGCATCAACGCCGGAGGCCAGGCCTGCCAGGCGCACGACCTCGACGCGCACGCGTCGCCGCACCACTGAGGGATGAAAGTTTCGAGCTCGGCGGGCGATGGTCGCACCCGAGCGCGGAGTATAGGAGAACAAGATGGCCAGAACATTTGCACCGAAGGAACACCAGGGAGGCGACGAGGGCCAGTACCTCGAAGTCGCTGGTGAATACCTGCTCGTCGGAACGAGCATCAAGAGGGACAGTTCGCGGAACAAGAAGGACTTCCTTCTCTACCGCTTCGAGGTGATCCACGGACCGATGAAAGGGCGCTCCTTCAGGGAGCGCATTTACATCAACGACGAAGCCCTGTGGAAGATGGGCCGCATGTGCGAGGCGATGGATCAAGAGGACGTCTTCGACCTCGACTCCAACCGCGAGGTTTGGGAGGCGACCTGCAATCGCCCCTTCAAGGCGCGCGTCAAGATCAAGAGCGACCCGTCCAACGCGTCGAAGAAGTACGCAGAGGTCGATTCATTCTACAAGCGTGTGACAGACGCCGAGGTCAACGTCATGAACGCTTGGACTGCCGAAGCAGAGGCGGCGAAAAGCATGGACGGAAATTCCGGTAGCGAGTATGGAGGCGGAGGCAACTCCAGCGACTTTAACGACGATGATATTCCGTTCTGAACCCAGGCTCGTCGGCGCCGCTACCATGGCGGTGCCGACGGTCCGAGGTTGTGACTGACGTGCGCGAGGAGGTTGGTTGCTCCTTGCCGAATCGCGGCCGTCAGTCACAACCTCGGGCCGTCGAAACGACGGGATCGAAAGGAGCACGCCATGAAGGCAGTCAACGATGGGATGAACCCGGGATGAATCGGAACGAGGCCGTGGCGCGCCTTGCTTCTCTCCTCAGTGATCTCGCGTCTGGAGCCGATCTGTCAATGGTCGGCGAGTCGCTGGTGGAGTTGTCCCAAGGCTTGTCAGACAAGCAGCTCACGCTCGAAGCCGATGATGTGCCAATCGCGCAAGCGCCCGAACCGGAGAGCGCGGTGATCGGCCGCGTGTTCAACTACTGGCGCGAGAAGACCGGCAAGCCGCGAGCGCGGCTACTCGTCGAACGCGTGCGGCGCATCAGTGCTAGGTTGCGCCAGTTCAGTGAGGCCGAGCTATGCACGGCCATCGACGGCGCGTTGCTCTCCGACTTCCACACAGGAGCAAACGGAGGCGAGGAGTATCTGTCGCTCAGCACCATCTTCAAGAACGGCGAGGCCGTGGAGAAGCACATCGAACGCGCCGGTGGCGTGCCCACCAACGTTTCCTACGACGCGAGCCCGCGCGCCGCCCAAACGAAGCAGCTCAAATCCGAGGCGCGCGAAGCGATGGAAGAGGGGCGCATGGCTGACTACAACCGGATCAACGAGAAGCTAAAGGAGCTGCTGCATGGATGAGAAGGAAGCAAAGCACATCGACTTCTATCTAATGATCGTGCAAGACATGATCGGGACCGGGTTCGACGAGAAGCGGCGGACGGGCTTGGAGCTACTCGGTGGCCCGAAGACCCAGGCGTCGTGGCAGCGTAAACTGACAGCTCGTTACTTGATGGCGCAGGACATACTCTCGCGCCTCGACGAGATGCGACCGCCAGCCATGCCGGAGCGTCCAGCGACATTGCCGGCGGACGACATTTCGATCTACTTGTCGAAGTGCACGGTGCAGCGGAAGCGTGAGCGCGCGCCGTCGTCCGACGTCGAGATCGTCGAGGAGTTCCTGACGTGGAGCACTGAGGTGTCGCGGTTGGAATCTGAATCCAAAGGCATCCTGCAACTCTTGCTCTCGGTCCACGATTCGTTGTGCGCCGTTCGCGACAGCGGCTTTGGCAACCACAGCGAGATCGCCGCGTTGGAGCAGCACATCGAACGCCACTGGTTCTGCGAGCTCCCTTTGCCGGTCGAGCCCGTGACGCGGCGTAGGTTCATCGACAAGGCGAGTCGCAACAAAGACCTGCTCGTGACGTGGTTGCTCGAAGGCGAGCGACCGCCTAAGTTCGTACCGCGTAGTTCAGTGAAGGACTTCGACCCGAGAGGGTCACAAGGTTTCTCGTCGGACGACTTCAAGGACGAGTATGTCGACGAAGACGGCTTGGTTCACAGATGAGCGTCGTCTTCTCTTGCGACTGCTGCGGAGTCATTGGCGAACCATCGACAGTGACTGGCGGTACGCCAAGAGGCTGGTCGACGAACTACGTCTACGATGTGATCACGCGGAAGACGAAGACCATCGAACATCGTTGCCCGCCGTGCTTCGAGGCGTGGCGCGCGCAACAGGCCACAGTCCAAGAGAGGACGCAGCCGGTGGTGAAGGTCGAGAAGGTTGAAGAGACGAAGCGCGTGCGCAAGCCGCGCGTGGCCAGGAAGACGAAGGCGAATCCGTTGGACGAGAAACAGAAGAAACTGTTCTAACACAAGGAGCAACGAGATGAACGAAACGACACCAGAGAAGATCACGATGATGTCTACGTTGGGCGACATCGCGAAACTGTTGCACGAGAGCAGAGGCGAACTCATGTGGCACCGGAAGCAGGCTGTTTACGCGCCGCAGGCAGCTACACAGCTCCGCGTTGCGTGCCGGCTGCTCTGCGCAAACGACGGCGTCGGCCCAAGCATCGAAGTCATGGGCGAGGGCCCGTCCGAGGTGTTTGCTTTGATCGCTTGTATGAACGAACTGCTCGCTCGGCGTGAGCGTTTGCAGGCGAATCACAACGCGTCCGCCATGAGTGAGAGCAATGGTTACGGTTCCCAGAGCCCGGCGACACCTGCTGCTTGTGACGCGAACACGTTGAAGGCGTTGGCCGACGTGAACAACGCGCTCGTTCCTGCAGTACAGCTCGCAAACGATCTGCGAGAAGGAATCGTCGGGGTCGATGTCGCGTCCGTGGTGGACGCGCAGGAAGGGTTGCGCAAAGCAACGAAGCTGCTCAAGCGCATGCAGACCGAGGTGGAAGCTGCCGTCGATCCAAGCGACGCGTCGATGACTACGGAGACCAGAATGTCTAGGACGATGAAACCTACAATCGCAAACGCTCGGTTGGCTGCCGAGGCGTTCAATGCTCGACAGGTTGTAGTTGTCGCGTTCGATTACGCGGGGCGTTACGCCGTAGTGTCCTACGGCGTCACCAAAGACGAATGCGAGGAGGTTGCGCGGCTGTGCGATGCGATCGCTGCCGGCCTTGACGACGGCTCACTGCTTCCGGAGTTCGACTCATGAACGATCCTCAAGAGATTCTGCGCGCAGTAGGCGGACGCGCGCTTGCGTGGGCGTTCAACATGCTAGACGTCTGCGCCGAAGAGACGCGAGGACGTGATGTGAGCAGCGAACTGTGGAACGCGCTTGCGCCGCCTCCTGCGATGTCTGGCATGATAAAGGAGGTGTACGTAAGTCACGTTCGAGAACTGCTCGCGCGCGCCGAGGCGAAGGAAGACCTGAGCCAGCCAACGAAAGCGGAGTTGCTCGCGTTCATCTCGCTGTGTTCATTGAAGGCGCCGTTGAAGGATTCGGTCGCTTCGCTCTACGCTCGCGTGATGCGCGAAGTGATCGGCGACGTAACGTGCGCGTGCGGTGAGAGCGGTTGCGGGATGTTGAGCGTTCGCGAGGCATACCCTGGGGAACTCGACGAGATGGAGTTCGAGTTCAAGCGAGCGATCGCAACGTTGAGAGGTCGTGGCAAAGGCAGAGCGCGGTGATCAGTCGCGGGCAATGCGTCCATCTCTCGATGGAGCTAGGTGCTGTGATGGAGTGTGCGCTCGGGCATTCGCCTCGGCGTCTTGCAGGGCGAGAGTCCTTCGGTTGGATGCTTCGCGCGCCTTGCCGGACGGACGACTTCGTGGGCACTCGGCGCATGGGCGCGCAACGCGGCCAGTGCGCAGATTATGTGGAACCCACGCAAGAGCAGATTGCGCAGGACGAGCACGACAGGGCTGGCATATGCCTTCGGTGCGGCAGGAGCGAGACTTGATTTCGCAGAGCAGGAGGAAGCGAACTGCGAAGCCACTGCTACCACGGGTGCGCGAGCCGGTCGCGTGCGTGCTGCTCGCGCTCGACCCAGCTGCTACGTCTGGATGGGGCCTCTTCCTGCGTGGCAAGGCTGTCGATCGAGGGCTCGCGAAGAACGCAAAGGAGCGCCGTGCCGTTGTCGACCAGGCGCAGCAGCTCGCCGAGCAAGAGTCGTTGCCGCTCGTCGTCGTCGCAGAAGGGTGGAGTGCGGGCGGGTGGAAGTCGGTGAAGCAACTGCTGGGCATGGGAGCCTCTTGGGGACGCTGGGCGGAGCAGTTCGAGATCGCAGGTGTCAGCCGCTCGCGCATCGTTCGTGTGCTCACGCAGGACTGGCGCATGGTGGTGCTCGGAGGAGGAGGTAAGGCGGCGGCCCTCACCTACGCAGAGCGCCGATGGCCACTGCTCGGCGCTGGGGTGACTGACGACGTGGCTGAAGCGCTCTGCGTCGGCGACTGGGGCCTGCGCGCTGGTGAGGTCGCAGCGGTCGCCAGGCGCACCCGCTGATGCGCGCACCCACCAGGCCGAGCGTGGCGCTGGTGTCCGCCCATGGCCAGAGCGTGGGTGGCACCGGCCCTTGGGCACACCGGCGCCCGGCGCCCCACGCTTTGCGCTGTGCGCCTCTGTGCTGGCACGCGAGAGTCCGGGCGCCCATGCACCCCGGGGACTGGCGATGCGCCAGCACAGAGGCGCACAGCGCGGCGCCTCATGGGGTGGAACCCCGGAGCCCCACGCGACAACGCCCCCCATGCGTGGGCATGGGGGGCGTTGTTCGCGGTCGGTCAGGCGGCGCGGTCGGGTCAGGCGGCGCTGTACCGGCCCGTGGTGCGGTCGTGGCTGATGGTCATGGGGGCGCGGCCTCCGACTCCTCGTCGCAGGCACCCGATGATCCCCGCGATGCTCGCCGGGTTCATCACCGGCGCCACGGACTCCTTGATGGCTGCGACGATCTCCTCGCGGGTTGCCCCGCCCTTCCTCGTGACCATCTTGGCAACGATCGCCCACCGTTGACTCGGGCGGCCTTTCCCTGCGCCGTGCCCCCGATTGCCTTTGGATGCGAGACACTGGGCCGCGAATTCCTTGGACACGTACCAGCTTGCGGACTCTCTGCCATCCTTGGTCACGTAGCCGTGGAGGTCGCCTTCGCGAAAGACGGTCCCGACGACCACGCTCTTGCCGTCAAAAGCGAGTGGCGACTTGACCTGCTGGCCCTTGACTGCCTCGCCGGTGGCGCTGACAGTGGTGGTGACGGTGGTGGGCTTGATCTCGAACGTGTTCATCTGCTTTGCTCCTTGTGGGTGGCCGGTTCCCCCGGCCGGGTCGTCCTGTTGACAACTGAACCATGACAGCCTTCTTGCACCAGGCCAAGGGAAAAGTCTTGTACGCGAGGCGCTTTGAGAAAAACCTGACTCATTTCGCGTGGTTGCAGGAGCACTTTTCTGCGCGTTTGGCGGGTAAAAGTGCCGATCCAGGCCGTGGAGGCACCGTTCGGGGGGGCTGCGGGCGTTCGGCGCCAGCAGTAGCGACGGGCGTAGCCGCCGAGCCACAGAGTCGTAGTGTGCGTTCGCGCTCGATCCGAACCACCGAGAAGTAGTACAGTGCAAGCCTCACCGGAGAAGATCCTTGTTCGGACCTAACGCAAGACCCGAGTACCACCACCGAGAGAAGCGCTTCGAAGACGTCTACTCCGAGACGGAGCAGTTCTGGCGCGAGCGCTTCGATGTGCCGCCGGGAGCTGCCGTGCTCTTCGTCACCGGCTCAGGGACGCTCGCGTTGGAAGCTGCGCTGAACTCGCTGCTACCGCATCAGCGTCTTTGGATCCCAGATGCAATCTACGAGTTCAGCACGCGGCTTCAGCGTCTCGCGTTGAAGCACGGGCGTCTCGCGGCTTCCCCCGAGGATGCAGTGGGCAACGCTTTCGTGACCTACGAGACCGGCGACTCGCTGTTGCGCGTTCCACCGCAGAGCATCGTGCTTGCGGACTGCGTCTCGTCCTTCCCGTACTACGACGCGCCGAAGGCTGAGATCGTCGTCACCGTCGCATCGAAGCAGCTCGGTGCGTGGCCTGGCCTCTCCGTTGTCGTGGTGAGAGAGTCGGCGTGGGCGCGCATGAAGGACGTCAACTACGAATACTCCTCGCTGAATCTGTGCGAGTATGCTGCGGCCGCGCCGCAGACTCCGCACACGCCCGCGATCATGCTGCTGCAGGACTTGCGTGATCGTCTCGCCGGTTTCGACCTGGCGCGTGCGCGCGCAACCATCGACGCGCGTCGCGCTGCGCTCGAAGAGGTGTTCGCCCCTTCCGACATCATCGGCGGCGGGCCGGTGTTCACCGTGCGCGCTGCTGCTTTGCCTGTGGGAGTGGCGCGCGACTTCAGGCTCTACAAGTCGCGGCGCGGTTACCAGCTCTTCCTCTGGTCTGGCGACGACCACGATTACGATCGCTTCATCCACGAACTGCAAAAAACGAGGTGTTCATGTTGACCAGACCGCGCGCAGTGTGCGACGTGTCCGGCGGGTTCGATTCCGCCATGGCTCTCTACGAACTGCTGCACGAAGGCTGGGAAGTGCGTGGTCTCTTCGTTGGCTACGGTCAGGAGTACCAGGCTGAGGAGCGCGACGCTGCGTGCTACGTCGCCGAATGGGCGTCGGAACGTTACGACGGACAATGGCTCGGGTTGACCGAGCGCAGCATCACACTCGAACTTTCCATGCCATCGCAGGAAGGCACGCCGATCGAATGCGTGCCGCAGCGCAACCTGATCATCTGCGCGCTCGGCGCGAACCTCGCGCAGCATATCGGCGCAGGAACCGTGGTCAACGGCTCGAAGACAGGCGTGCGCAGGCCCGACGATCCTTACTCCTTCGCGGACTCGTGCGAGGAGTTCTACGCCGACCTCTCGAATCTCGTGGCGCACGCGTACGAGTCTGGAACGTGCATCCCACAGTTCCAGCAGCGCCTGCGCCGTCCTTCATCCGTCTCGACGAGCGCCGAGCCGCCCACGAAACAGCGCATCCTCGCGGCCCTCCACGCCGGAGGACTCGACCTGCGCCGCCTCTGGAACTGCTACCACCCGGTGGGTCAGGCGGGCAGACCCTGCGGCTCGTGCTACCACTGCTCTTTGACGCGCAAGGCGTTGGACGACGCCGAACTGCTTGACGTCGATGCTTACGCAGAATGGTGGAGCAAGTGAACGAAGATCAGAATCAGGCCACGAGAATCGTCTGCAGCAGACGCATCGAATGGGACAGCGCGCATCGGGTCATGCGACACGAGTCGAAGTGCGCAACGCTGCACGGCCATCGCTACGTTGCTGAGATCGTATGCGAGGCTGACGCGCTCGACACGCTCGGCCGCGTGGTCGATTTCGGAGTGGTCAAGCGCATCATCGGCGGCTGGGTCGATGCGAACTGGGATCACACCACGCTCGCGAACAGAGACGACGTCGACCTGCTCGGCTTCTGTTACGCCCAGGCGCGCGACAACGAGACGCAACGCAAGCCCTACGAGATGCCAGGCGAGCCCACTGCAGAGAACATCGCAGTCGAGCTGCTGACCGTGGCAGAACGGTTGATACCTCCTGATGGCGGTCTGCACGTCGTGAGCATCCGCATTTGGGAGACGCCGAACTGCTGGGCAGAGGCGTTCGCGTGAGCACCTACAGCATCAAGGAAATCTTCGCGACCATCCAAGGCGAAGGGGCGAACGTAGGAACGCCTGCCATCTTCGTTCGCTTCGCTGGCTGCAATATGTGGAGCGGTCGCGACAAGGATCGCGAGCGCGACGCGAAGCGTCACGGCGCGCATTGCCCGCAATGGTGCGACACCGACTTCGTCGACGGCGAATTGATGAGCGCTGCAATGGTGGCAGCGGCTGCGTTCAAGGCCGCAAGCGAACTTGGTGGTTGTCCCGAGATGATCGTGTTCACAGGTGGAGAGCCCCTGCTGCAACTTGACGTCGAGCTACTGCGTACCATCCGGCGCGTGATGTGCGCCTCCGACTTCGCCATCGAAACGAACGGCGCGACGCCAGCGAAAGCGGGCGTGCTCGAACTTGTGCACTGGGTCTGTGTCTCTCCCAAGGTGCCAGCCGATCAGCTTGTGATCCGTGGGGGCTCCGAGTTGAAGGTGGTTTATCCGGCCTATCGTCCGCTCGATTACGAATCGGTCGCGTTCGGGTTCAAACACCGCTTCGTCTCCCCCGAGGCGATGGTGAGCAGCGTTGGCGTCAGCGTCGCCGAGAAACTGTCGATGCGCATGGCGGCCTCCTACGTCATGGCGCACCCGGAGTGGCGCCTCTCGCTTCAGACCCACAAGTTGCTGGGGCTTAGATGAACGGGCGTCAACCGGCCGTCGCAGCGGACCATCTCCTGCGCGCGCTGGAGCACATCGTCCCGGGCGCCGTCGACTTCGAAGAGGAGGGGATGGCGGAGACGCCGACGCGCATGGCGAAGGCGTTGATGGAGATGGTTTCAGGCTACTACGGACCTCGGCCCGAAGAGATCCTCGGCAGGACGTTCCCTCATGAGGGCTACGACGAGGTCGTAATGGTGCGCAGCATTCCTTTCGTCTCGTTGTGCGAGCATCACGTCTTGCCGTTCACCGGCGAGGTGTCGGTGGGTTACCTGCCGAAGAACCGCATCGTTGGGCTCTCGAAGATCCCGCGACTGGTGGAAGCGTTCTCGCGACGACTCCAGGTGCAGGAGCGCATGACGAAGCAGATCGCTGATGCGATGGACGAGCACCTGAGCCCGAAGGGACTCGTGGTACGCGTCGCTGGGCGCCACTCGTGCATGAGTTTGCGCGGCGTTCGCTCCCCCGGCGAGATGGTGACGCAGGCTGTGCGCGGCGTCTTCCGAGAGGACGCTGCGGCGCGCGCCGAAGTGCTCGATCTCTTGGGGTTCAGGTGAAGCTCTACGCAGTCACCAGCGCCTCAGAGTCGCAACGCGCGTCGATCCGTGCTGTGCAGGCGGGTATGCAAGAGGCTGTGCGTCTGGGCTTCCGCAACGGCCTCTTGAGCTACGCGGTGCTGCGCACCCCAGGCCAACTGATCAACGCTGTGCGCCATTTCGACTCAGTGCTTCTCGACTCGGGAGCCTTCTCCGCGTTCAACTCTGGGCGCAGAGTGAAGCTGGAAGGTTACATCGAGTTCTGCAAGCGGTATGGCCATCTCGTGGACGCCTACGCTTGCCTCGACGTTATCGGCGACGATGGCGCGACCGCGCGTAATCAAGAGCGCATGGAGGCCGCAGGACTCATGCCGATCCCGACCTTTCACTTCGGCGAGCGGTGGGAGACGCTGACGCGTCTCGCGCGCGACTACGACTACATTGCTGTCGGTTGCATGCACTCGCTCGGCACTGTAGCACGACAGGAGTTCCTCGATGGGTGCTGGCGCATCATCAGGGAGTCGCCTCGCTGGCCTTTCAAGGTTCACGGCTGGGCCATGACGGACGCCGCCATTATGGAGCGTTATCCTTGGTACTCGGTCGACTCGTTGACTTGGGGAGTCGGCGCCATCTACGGCTCCTCGCTGGAGTTGAGCGGCCCGCGCCGACGCGTGCTGCGTCAGGTGCAACGCAAGAAGCTGAAGAACCGCGCCATGCGCCAAGACGGCCCAGCAGCCACCGGTCTCCGATTGCACGCGTCAGCGCGTGCGCTTCAGCAGTACACAGACTACGTCACCCGCCTCTGGGTCGCCCGAGGCATTGAATGGAAGGAAGCAGACCATGGCAAGAGCACGCAAGGCCGCAGCGAAGCAGACCACTGAGACGAAGGCTGCGCACCCAAAGCTCGCCGACGAGATCAAGCGCATCATGGAACGTGCATCGCCAATGAAGGTGGCGGTCGATTCGTGTCGTCCGAACTCATGGAACTACAAGCCCATGACGGAGGAGGAGCTTGGGAAAGAGATCGCGTCCATCCGTAAGCACGGATTCGTCGTCCCGACCGTCGTGCGCTCGGCCACGCCGAAAGGGCCGCTCGGCTTCTACGAGATCATTGACGGTGAGCATCGTTGGCGAGCGTTGAAGGCGATCGGTTCCGCAGAGATATTCATCGTCGACATCGGCGAAGCGACCGATCGCGAGGCGAAGGAGCTGACAGTGATCCTGAACGAGCTCCATGGTTCGCCGGAGTTCGATGCGCTCGGCGCGCTGTTGCACAGCATCGCGGAAGACACGAGCGTCGAGGAGATGCTTACCACGATGCCTTTCCCAGAGGAGGAGATGCGCGCGCTGATCAACCTTGGCGAAGACCCCATGAAGGACTACGGCTCGACGCCAGCGCCGAGTGTCGGCACCAGTCCGACGAAGGACTGGGAGACGCTCAAGTTCCGCGTGCCGCCGGGCGGCAAGGAGATCGTCGAAGGTGCCATCGCTGCCGCCCTCGGCCTCGACAAGCTCCGCGCGCCGAAGGACGTCAAGGAAGGCATCGGGCTTGACCGTGTCTGCCGAGACTACATGGGAGTGCCGCAGAGGTCCGAGGAAGAGGAAACCGGGAACGAAGAGCCAGGGTGAGCCAGAACACAGATCGTAAAGGAGCACACGAGATGAACACCGAGGAACCCACCACGCGACCGATCCCGTTCACCAGCGCCATGGTCAGCGCCATCCTGAAAGGCGAGAAGACGCAGACGCGAAGACTCGCCAAGGAACCTCCGCTCGCTCACCCAGGCGCCAAGAAGGTCGAGTACAGTCCTTGGTGCTCCTCCGACTTCAACTGGCTCGCAAAGGACTTCTGCGGGAACGTGATCGGCGCGTCCGAAGTAGACGCTTTCACACCACCGAAAGGACTCCCTGGCGATCGGTTGTGGGTGCGCGAAGATTGGAAGCTGCCGGCTCATTTAGACTCGCTCTCTGGTCGCCAGGTTGGGGAAACCCTTTATGCGCCGGTCTACTTCGTCGCCGACGGTTACAAGCGCAGACCGTTGGGCATGCTCAACAGCAGTAACGACGAAGTGCCTTGCTGGGCCTGCGGTTGGTCTGATGGCGAGTCCGAGCCGGGCCGTTTCCGTGTCGGCCGCTTCATGCCACGCTGGGCGTCGCGCATCGTGCTGGAGCTCGAAGGAGTAGCACTTGAACGTCTCAACGGCCTCACCGAAGCGAACGCGTTGGAGGAGGGCGTTAGCTCGGCGACGATTGAGAATGTCGAACGCTTCGGGTTGCGCGGTTGGCCCGTGTCTGAATGGCAACTGACGGCGGTAGGAGCCTTCAAGAAACTCTGGGACTCGATCAACGCCAAGCGTCAGCCGTGGGACTCCAACCCGTGGGTCTGGGCCTACCGTTTCAGGTTGTTGGAATGCGAAGACGTGGTGATCGCGAATGGCTAACATCGACTTCGACCCGAAGGCGGAGCTGCCCACTCACTTTGCTGACGGTTCCGAGCGGCGCTCTTGGAGGCTTTACGCCTCGGCTGCGCTCAGCGGCCTCTTGGCCGGAGGCCGTGGTGGGCTCGACCTGGTCACCACTGCGGCTGGCATCGCCGACGTGTTGCTCGAAGAGGAGCGTGCGCGCAGTGCCATGCACATTGGCAAGGTCGGGATGGGGCGATGAGCAAGAGCAGGAAGAAGCCTAGACTCGAAGTCGGCACGAAGACCGAGAAAGGCATCGTGGTAGGGCACGATCGCATGGGGCGACCGCGCTACGACAGGCAGGAGGCGTCGTTCAAGAACGTGAAACGCAAGGCCGTGAGTCGCGCCGCGAATATTACCACCGGCACCGCGCGAGCAGTGACACCGGAAGTTTATGCGCAGATGTTCGTTGCGTACTGCGAGAAGCCTTCCGCCAACGCAGTCGCCCAAACGACCGGCGTCACTTGGGCAACTGCACAGAAGGCAGTCACGCAGGGCTGGCCGAAGTCCGCAATGCCGCCGCTCAAAGAGCGCTACGATGCGGTGATGCAGGAGACCCACGCTAAGGCCGCCTACGACATCACGAAGGCGAACGAGCAGACCCTTACCATGGTCCGCGCCTACAAGTCGAAGCTGGCTCGCAAGGTCGCCGAGGTGGAGATTCAAGACTTGCCCGCCGCCATCGGTTCGGAGCTCGACCGCATGGCGCGACTGGAGCAGTTTCTGATGGGCGGCCCGGACTCGCGCGTCGAAGTGGGCTCTACGATCTACGATGGCCTGACCTATGACGAGCGCGTGGAGTACCTGCGCACCGGCCACTTACCCTCGGTCACCACCCCTGGGCTGAGGGAGAACGAGGAGTATGAGAACCCGACAGACGAAGATGAAGGAGCAGACGAATGACGACCTATTGCCACGATTGCGGAACCGAACTACCAGACGCCTTTGCCTCGAGTGTTGGTTGGGACGGCGGCTCGATACTGTTGTCCTCTCAGGTGTCCTCTCAGGTAGGTAAAGGTAACGCGCGAGCACGCCCCGGATTGTGGCGCCGAGATGACGCCGACTAAGGGCAAAGTCCGCCTCAAGCGTCGACGTGCAGCGCCTGGAGCCGCTGCGGTCCAGAAGCTGTGGAAGGAGCCGCCCAAGGGTACGCGAGCCACACGCTCGATGAAGGGAGCGCGCGGACTCCATGCGCCGCGTCACCTCCCGTTGCCCTCGCCAGAGCACGTCGCTCTCGCGATGGCTCAAGGGGAGCAGGCGGTCAACGTCCTCTTCCGCGAAACGAAGCGCGCGCAGATCGAGGCGGCGCGACGCGACCCGCGAGCCTTCAACGAGTACGCCTTCGGGCTCCGCCAGGAGAAGTTCCAAGACGAGTGGCAGTACGCCTTCGACAACGAGAAGCGTGTCGTGGTTGTGGCGCCGCGAGCGCACGGCAAGAGCACGCAAGTGATCGGCCGCATCATCTGGTCCTTAGGCAAGAACCCGAACTTGCGGCTCAAGCTCATTTGCGCGTCCGATGGGAAGGCAAGCGAACGTATCCAAGAAATTCGCGAGCACATAGAAAAAAACGCGCGCGTCAGGGAAGTATTCCCTGGACTCGTGCCGAACGACGGTCTGGACTGGACGAAGAGGAAGATCACGCTCAAGCGCTCCATCATCTCGAAGGACGTGTCCTTGGAGGCGCTCGGCGTGGGCTCCTCCGCTACGGGTGGCAGGGCTGACGGCCTCATCTTCGACGACGCTTGTGATGAGAGGAACACGTTGCGCTTGCCCGAGTTGCGCGGGCAAGTGAAGCGAACTTTTTACTCGGTCTACGTCCCGATGTTGGAGCCTTCGGGGTTCATCTGGTACATCTGCACACTCTGGCACGCAGCAGACTTGAGCCATGAACTTCTGGCGAACGGACGCTACGTCTGTCATTGCCACGAGGAGAAGAACGACGCGCACGCAAACGAGCTTCCTTGGGCAGTGGTGCAGCACGACGTGGGCACGGAGTCCGATCCGACGAAGCCACTCTGGGCGAAGCGCGGAAGAACGTACCTGCGCAAGAACCTGAAGATCATGGGAATGGTCGAGTACAACCGCGCCTTCCGCAACATTGCGCTGGCCGGTGGTGCCACCGTGATCGATGCCGACTGGATCGTCTACGAGCAGCCGCCGGACGAAGGACAACTGTTGACCTTCAACGCTTACGACTTGTCGAAAGGCGAGAACGTGGCCAGCGACTACTTCGCGTGCTGCCGAATCGGCGTGCCCAAGGAATGGCCGCCTGAGGAAGGGTCAGAGGTCTACGACACCGCTGTCGCTGGTGGCATGGACCCGGACGACTGGGGGCCTCTTCCCGTCTGGGTGCTCGATGCGTGGCACGGACGGCTTTCTTTCGGCGCCCAGGTGCGAACCATCATCGGCGAGTGGGAGACGTTCGGCGCAGAGTACATCGGGGTCGAATCGACTGCGCTTGAAGGTGTGACTTCGCAGCTCGAACGCGAGCCGGGCGCGCCAACTACGCTGCCGCTTCTGCGCCTGAAGCCCGTGAAAGGCAAAGGGCAGCGGCTCATGCAAGTTTCGCCGCTGGTGGAAACGGCGCGCGTGCGCTTCGCGCCCCACCTGAACCCTGCGCGCGGGACGCTCGGCGAGCGCGGAGACTTGGTCGGAGAGTTGACGTTGTTCCCTGTCGCGAAGCACGACGACATGATGGACGCCTTCGTCTACTGTCTGTTTCTGTTGATGAGATGGGAGCGGTCCGGCGGGCGTGGGCGCAAGAGGGTGGAGGCGGCGGTCGGGGTGCGCGTCTTCTGACGCTTCCAATCTGGACACTACTGGCATTCCACCCCGCGAGTTCCTGGTCACGCATGGCACTCGGTCGCCCTTACAAGTGCCACCATGGCGCGCTCACACGCGCCTCTGTGTGGCGTCAGGCGCGCGGCCGGTGCGCATGCCACCGTTGGGCGCCGCTCGCGCCAAACAGCGCCCCACAGGGCCACGGTTGGAAAGGCGCGGGCCACCCGTCGACACGGCGCCCCGCGCTGCCGTGCCAACCCGCGACATTGCAAGCACTCGCAGCGCTCGCGCGCAGCGTTTGCGTGCGCCGATCAGTACCCTTGATATTGCGTGGCGACGTGCCATGGATCCAACGATCCATGCGCAATCGGATTGCACACGGAACGGTGTACGAGTACAAAGGAATCAGGAGCAACTATGAACGACGACAAGAGCAACGACACGGTCTACCTCAACGTGCGCGTGGTGAAGCGGCTCGACGCATCGCTGCTGCTCGAAGTGGACAACGGAGACGTCTTCGTTTGCCCGGTGTCGCAACTGCGAGGCGATTACGACGTCGACGAAGCAGGCGACGAGGGCTCGATCGGTATCCCGCGATGGCTCGCTGAAGACCGTGGACTTGAAACGGTCGAGAGCGAGGACGAGCTATGAGCAACATGAAGTCGTATCTCAACACCCCGCCGCTGAGCACCGCCGAGGAATTGTGCGACGGTATGCGAGGTCCGCAACGTGCCCTCGTGGCGAGGAGCCGAGTGTCGACGCAGGCAGTCGTGCTCTCCGCTTCGT